TGGGAACACTAACGGGCACTAATATTATTGATAGAGCTAGACTTACCTTACAAGATAGCTCTGGTGTTCGTTGGACTGATGCAGAATTATTAATTTATATTAATGATGCACAACGCGAGATTGCAAATATAAAACCTGACTCAACTGCCACACATTTAAATGTTCAGTTGTCAACAGGAACCGAACAAACGTTGCCTTCCGGCGGACTTCGTCTTATTAAAATAACTAGAAATATGTCAGGGACAGCTTCAGATGCGACAGGTTCTAAGGCAATTAGAATTGTAGAAGAAGACTTATTAAACTCTATTGAACCAGATTGGCATGATCCAACAGTAGCGGGTTCTTCAGCGCATGGTTCAATCATTAAAAATTATATTTTTGACGCTGATGATCCTAAAAAGTTTTATGTATATCCGGGAGTAGCTTCGGGCTCTAGTGCTTATATTGAACTAATATACTCAAAATTACCCACTGATCTAAGTTCTGTTTCTAGCACTATTGATATAGAAGATACTTATGGAAATGCTATTTTAAATTTTGTGTTATATAGAGCTTATTTAAAAGACGCTGAGTATGCAGGAAACCAACAAAGAGCGGGTACGCATTTTCAATTATTTTTAAATAGCGTTGGAACCGGCGGTTCCGCAGATATAATACTTGACCCAAATTCAGACAGAAACGCTGGTCCAACAATGATGCCGGCGCCAGGAGTATAGTATGGCAAATTTTAGTTCCTTAGTTAAAGAAGTTTTACCTTATGTTCCAAACTGTCCGGATACTTTAATTGAATCTAATTTAAGATCAGCAACCATTGAACTTTGTGAAAGATCAAAAGCATATGTTTTTGATTTAGATCCAATTACAACTATAAGTGGTGTTTATGAGTATGAGTTTGATCAACCTGCGGGTACAGACGTTCATCAAATACTTTGGATGACATATGATGGAGATGATTTAGACCCAATTAGTCCTAGAAGTTTAGAACTAAACTATCCCGACTGGAGAAACAAAACCGCTTTACCACAAGTTTACTTACAAAAAAACCCGGATACTTTTTGGGTTGTACCAGTCCCTAATTCATCAGTTACAAATGGTTTACAAATAAGCGTTGCTTTAAAACCAACTAGAACCTCAAACAATATTAGCACTGATTTTTCAAATGATTATAGAGACGGAATTATTTATGGTGCTCTATATAGATTGCTTAGAATCCCAAGAAGAGATTGGTCTGATTCACAAGCAGCTGCAGATTATTTAGGTTTGTTTAACCAAGAAGTAACACAAGCAGAACAAAGAGCAAGAAGCGGTGATTTAGGTGTACGTAGATTAGTTAAATACCGTGGTACAGGGTTGTCACCGCGTAAAAGGTATAAGCGATATGGTTCAGAGATCGACTATTAATGGAATATCCGTCGAAGAAATACCTGTAGATGAGATTCGGTATGCTTATGAAAGAATTGAATCTGATCTACATGTCATAAGAAATAAAAGTTACTCTGATTGGATACCAGCAGATATATATCTAGCATTACGTAATAAAAATGCTACGTTATATATGTTTTATGAAGCTGACAAATATGTTGGCTTTGTTATCTGCTCATTAATCGCAGACCCAGGTGGCGAACCTACGCTATTTATCTGGGCAAGTTATCAAAAACCAGAGTATAATTATAGGGAAGTAGGGTTTACTTTTTTAGATAAGCTAGCCCTAGAAAAAAATGTGAAGACATTAGAGTTTCACACAAGTAGACCAGGATGGGCCAGGGTTGCACGGAAGCACGGATTTGAATTAACAAGTTATGTTTATAAAAAAGAATTATGAGTTCAAAACCAAAAAAACAAAATTTTCAAGCTTCTGAACAAGAGAAAGCACTTGCTTCTGTAAGCAAAGCAGAGAAAGATTACTTTAATCAAAAGTATGGACCCTTGCTTCGAGAGATGCGGGACCTTTCTGAGAAAGAAGATTTAGGAGGACTAGCGCGTGGTACAGCACAAGCTGATACTATGCAGGCTTTAAGCAGTCGACCTAGCTTAGCTGCAGCTCGTTCTGTTGATCAAGCCGCTGATTTAGCTTCCGCTGCTTCTGCACAACAATTACAGGGTAGTGCACAAGCTTTAGGTGCTCAAAGACAAAGACAAATTGGGGTCTTAGGTACCGCAAGAGGTCAAGCTGCTGAGGCTCAATCCGGTTTAGCGCAAGCTGCTAGGATTCAATCTACAAAACAATTACAAGAAGCCAAAGCAAAACAAACTATTAGAAACGCGCGTTTAGCTGCAGGTGTTCAGTTAGGAACTACTTTCGGATTACAGGGCGCAAAAAATATATCTAATGGTCAGGGTTTCTTTGGGAGTGGCAGTATGAAAGACCGGCTGAAGAACAGTGGTATACAAGACTATTTCGGGTTGGGTATGAACCCAACATCGAATGTTCCGGAGATATAAGTTATGGCTCTATATGATAATTTACCCCTGCAAAAAACTATTTCTTCTATAAGCAGTTTACCTCAGGTAGCAGACCCAGAAAAAGTTTATGCCGGTATTACTAGAGACGATTTTGAGAATTATTTAAAAGATTTTCGTCCTTTTGAAGAACGTTTGATTGCAGCAAAAGATGACACATCTTTAACCGATAGAGCTAGAGAAGATTCTTTAAGACAGGGTCAAATTGCTAAAGAAATGCAACAACGAAATATTGAGAGATATGGTGGAGCGGGTTTAAGTGCTGCACAGCAACAAGAACAACAACGCGCTTTACAAAGAGGGACGCAATTAAACCTTGCTGGGGGGCTAAATAATGCTCTTATACAACAAAGGGAAATTAACCAGCGCACGTTAGCAGATTTAATAAATATTGGCCAGGGCGTAAACCGAAGCTCTTTATCTGGGCTTGGCGAAGCTTCAGCTATGGCTGCTAATAGACAAGCAGCTTACAAAAACGCCAAAGCTCAACACTCCTCACAAATGATGTCAATGGGTGCGGGACTCGGTTCACTAGCTTTAATGGCATTTGGGATATAAATTATGGCAGATCCATTTACTTCAGCAGTACAAAGTTTTTCTCAATTTAATAGGCAGGGTTTAGCAAATCGACAAACCCAACAAACAATGGAGATGAACCAACTTGCGTTAGACTCAGAAAATGCAAGCAGAGCATTAAACGAATTTGAGGGGTCTGGGCTCGTCCAATTTAATTCAGATACCAACAGTTATATGGTCGCCCCAGATTGGTACCAAAAGCTACAAAAAATCCCTGAGACTGAAAGGCAGTCTTTATTAGCGGGAGTACAGTCTTTCCTTGGGGCATATGAGGACAAAGGAAAGATAGAAGTTGGGCAGATATCTAGTTTAGTTCCTGTAAAAAACAAACTTCCTACATCGTTACAAGATGCTTCGGAAGAAGAAAAACAAGCTTGGTTAAATGATAAAAATAATGTGGCTTATACCATTCCTATAAAAAGAAAAGATGGCGTGTTTAGTTTTTTAACAAGAAACCGGTCTTCTGATCCAAGCGACGACGAAGCAGTTATTTTAAGTGGGTCACAAGTTGCGTCATGGATAGGGGCAAGAGCTAATAAATTAAATAGGTTGCGTAATCCAGAAGCTTATAGAGCGGGCGCTATATTAACTCAAGAGCAAGAAAGTTTATCTCCTACAGGCACTGGTAAAGCAGGAGTTACTTTTGATACTCTTATGGATGAGTTAACAAATGAGTTAGATCGAGTAGAAACTAATCCAGATTTAGCGGGCACGGGCGCACAAACAGATTCTCTTGGGCAAGTTCTTTCTTTGTGGGAAACCACTATAGATGAAAATTTAAAACAACAATATAACCAACAAAACGTTGGAAGTACCCCACCGCCCGATCCAAGAGTAGGACAACGGGGCATTGAATTTAAAGAAGAAAAACAACAAGTTTTTAAAGATATTAATAAGGAAGCAGGAAAAAGAGACTCTAAATTACCTTTATTAAAAGGTGGTGGCGGTGTTGCTAATATTACAGCACAAATTTCCGGTATACTTGATGGTTCCGTTAGTGGAAACAATATTAAATATCCTACGGGAACTGTTTTATACAATTTTTGGAAAAGTAAAGAAGGTAATGAGTCTTTCACAAGAAATTCAAAAGAATGGAAAACAGTTACAAATGATGCAGAAGCTATAAAAAAATTAGCAGAAGAGTATCTCCCTGCCGCTAGACAACAAATTAGCGACGCTGGTTTTGATCTACGTTATTTAGAAGATTATACCGAGGTAGGCGATGTACGAGATGTTACAGCGCCTATGGTTGAAACAGATTTTCCTGAAACTCCTGATTTAACAGGTATTACTACAAAGGAACAGGCTTTAGAGCTATTAGATAGTGGTACGTTGTCTTCTTTATTAACTGAAGATGTTATTACTAAATCTAGAAATCTTTTACAGGAACAGGGTATTACGGATAGTCAATCATTTAATCAAGCGGTTCAAGAAGGAAAAATTAAAGACCCGTTTGTTCACAGTTTAATTATTGCTAATGCAATCGCAGGCCCGGGAGGCACTCAGTCTAATATAAGGGCGCAAGCAATTGAATTATTTAATAATATAAAAACTGGAGACCCAAAAGCTGGACCAGAAAGCTTAGTCATGCGTACCCAACAAAACCGTCAATTAGAACAGACCTATAGAGATTGGCTTTCAACACAAAACAAGGCTTCAATAGATAGATTTGAAGGTAAATTAGAAACCGCTAATACTTCAATAGATGCCGCTATAGATGCTTTCGGGGCAGAGAATTTTCAACAACAATATGCTAAAGCCGAAGCAGATATACTTGGGGCTTTAGCCGAAATACCTTTATCTGATGAAATGCGAGAAAAAGGCGCAGACTTAGGTCTTTTAAGAAAATTAGGCGGCGAATCTACTTTCCAAAGAGTAAGGAGTTTAATCTCGGGCATGGTTTATACAGGTGGTGTACTAGATTCGGAACCAAATTTTTTCTATGGTATTCCTATAAGACAATTTGATAAAGACTTTTGGGGAGATATTCTTGCCGCAGATGACCCCGGCGGGTTTGCAAATTATGCAGATCGCCTTGCTTGGAGGACAGATTCAGAAGGGAAACCTGTTGAATTAGTTGTAGTAAATAGAGTAGGGGGCAGGACCTTTGAGTCAGAAGAGGGTATAGATTATGGGCGCCTTGAAAGAAAGATGGGCCCAAAACAAATGCGAATTTTAAGACTAGTTATTCCTCCTTTAACAAACCCAAATGAACAACCTTAAATGTTATGGCAAATGAAAAAGACCCTATTCAAGCCTTTTTGGGTGTTGGAGCACTCGCCGATTCTGATAACTCAAGAAACGCGCCTGTTGGGGCACTAGCCGATAGAGATCGCACTTTGCCCGGGGGTAGGGATACAGGCTTTGATCCTTTAGCCGCTTTTGAATCTGGCCGTCAAGCCGGAGTAGCGGGTCTTGGTTCTACAACAAGTTATTTTCGGGCCCTAGGGAACTCTATTTTAGGAGACCAAAAAGGGTTAAATGATGCATTACTAGATGCTGCTCGTTATGAAAGTCAAGCTGCTAGTGCTACAGCTGGGTTTGAAGAATTTGAACAGTTTTTAGAAGAACCAACTTTTTCGGGTTTTTTAAATCAAGCTGTTCTTGCTACAGGACAATTTACTCCAACAGCTTTAGCTAGTATTGTATCCGCTTTTACGGGAGCAGGAATTGGTGCTGTTGTGGGGGGCAGTGCTTTAAGAATGGGGGGAAGTGCAGCTCTTACTAACCTAGCAGCAAAAAAAGTTGCGGAAAAAGAGTTTAAAGATTTAGCTGTAAAACGACTTAAAAATGAAGCAGTAGATCTTGACGACGAACTTTTAGAAGATGCTATCTACCAACAACTAAGAAATAATTATTTAAAAAAGGCAAGCACACGTGGTGCTCTTGGAGGAGCTTTTGCTTCTGAATACCCTCAACTAGCAGGGGTTTCTTTTGGCACTTTCGCTGAACAAGATATGACAGACCCGGTTTCTGCGTTTACTGCTGCGGGTATAGGAATACCAGGGGCGGTAATTGGGGTAGGCGGAGAGGCTCTTGTTGCTAAATATTTTTTAAATAAATTAAAAAAAGGGGATGGCCCTATACATAAAAATATTATTGGAGCTATGGCCGCTGGAGCAGGAAGAACGGCGGGTATTGAAGGCTTAACCGAACTTGCTCAAGAAGAAATAAACATCCAACAGAAATTTGCAATTGATCCAAACTACACAAGCGCTCATGCTAAATTAGATAGAGCCCATGCGGCTTTTGCTGGGTTTTTTGGTGGTGCGGGATTAGGTACTCTTGGGGGCACTGTAACAGGAGTAGTTGAAAAAGCACGTTCTTATGTAGATGAAAAATATGCTAATGACCAATACAACCAATTTAACATTGAACGTTATGGAGATGTTGAAATAGGAGATGTATATAAAGAACCCGTAGATTGGTTAGAAGCACAATTTAATGCGGTCTTTGATGAGAATAACTCAAAGGATTCTGTTTATTTAGATGCAAATAGTTTTAATCAAATGAATGTTTTAATAGAACGTAACCCCGAACTTGCACAAAGAATAAAAAATGAACTCTTACAAAATGAAGTAACACCCGAAAATTTTAGACAGGGCGCGTTATTTACCACAGACCAAAATAAGCTAGACCAGTTTATAAAAACTACAGTTGAAAATCCTTTAAATAGTATAGCTTTAGATAATACTTTAGTGGATATTTTAGGATACGAGCATAGCAGAAAACCAGAAGACGATATGGTGGTGGAAGTTTTAGATGAAAATGGAAACCCGATTTGGTATCAATCTACTAATGTAAAAGATGCCTCAGCCGTAGAAGCTAAAGCTAGAGAACTTTTTCCTAAAGGAAAAATAATTAAAAAGAATGTTAAGCAGCATCTAGAAGAGCGCAATGCCAAGTTAGATAAAACTGTTGAGACTAGGGATATTAATATTGATGAAGAAACTATTACTGATACTGATGATTCAATTCGTGATAGATATTTAGGACTAGTTGAAAAAGCAAGAAGACTTGGGGGTATTGATAAATTAAGTCCAAAAGAGCAACAAACACTTCGACAAGATTTTATTGCTTTACAACCAAACAAGGAGGGGGCGCTAACCCCAGATGAAGAGGCCCCAGCTAATTTTCAGTTTTTTGATGAGGCAACAGTAGTTGAAGAGGGAGAAGGGTCTGATGCTACCCCCATTCGACCCGCAAAAATTGGTCCGGAGTTACAAAAAGCAAAAGAAGATGCTAAAAAAGCCAGCCAACAACCTACGCCCACAGACCCGCTTGCTCCCGTAGTTCCTGTAACAACAGTTAAACCAGATTTATTTAAAGAGGGGTGGAAAGCTGGGAGGGCTCAGGATCAAAATACAATAGATACAGCTAGAGATTTAATTGCCCCAGAATTTTTAGAAGAGTTTAATAGAAACATTAGTGAAGGTAATTATTCAGATTCTTTATTAAAAAGGTTTATTGATGAATCTGAAAACAACTCAAATTTTATTTTTAGAATAGACCCTGTTTTAGATGAGACCGGTGAACCAAAAGGGTTTTTTAATATTAAAAAACTTCGTGTGCCAATGGGCTCACAAAACATGGAAATTGAAACGGCTAGGTGGGTTAAAACAGCAAAAAGAATTGAAAGTAAACGAGTTAGAGTAGATAAAAAAACCCCAACTTTTTGGACAATCACAAACATAGAAAAAGGGCAAGAAGGACAGCAACAGATATATATGCCTGAAATAACTAAGTTTGGTACTCGTAACTTAAATATGCAAGGCGAAATGTCTCAAACAGCACAAACACCCCAAGAAAGAGCACTTCAAGGGTTTACGAATGCAATAACGGAGCTATTATTAAACGGGTATCAACTTTATTATAGGGGCGTTCCTTTTACTATTGATAGCGTTAACCAACAATTTTTTTATGAAGCCCCTGTTTTAAGTTTACCTAGTCAAGTAACCCCCGAAAATCCCGATGGGCATATTGATTTATTTGAATTAATTACTTCGAGAGGGGAGTTTGATGCTAATGTTACTTCATTAGAACAAAAAATTGCTGACTTTGATTCTCGTATAGAAGACACGTTATCCGAAACACCAAATGACCCTGCAATTGCTCAATTAAATTTTGATCAAAAAAAGGCTTTGCGTGATAATTTAATTGAACAAAAAAAGAGCACCCAAGAACAGCTAAAAGATATTAGAAGTCGTTCTAGAGACATTGTTGGGGCCGAATCGGAAACTGATTTTGTACCAACGGGGCCTGGAGCTGCAGAGGGGCAGCGACTAGTTACAGGCACGTTTGAATCCCCTCGTGTTGAACAAGTATCAAATAGGGGGGTTGCAAGAGACCCAGAGACGGGACGAGTGCTTGGTAGACAACCCGCTTTTGTTTTTGAGGAATCGCCAACAGACACAACAGATGTAGCTGATATTAGAGCAAAAATGGAGTTTGAGCTTAGAGATAGGTTTAGCTTTTTAGAGCTCCCTAAAAAACAAGGAGCAAAAAAACCTACTGTAAATATATCTTCAGGTTTAAAAGACAGACTTAAAGAGGGCCGCGCGGTTGATGAATTAATAAATATTATTAAAAATGAATTTAAGTTTAATAGAAATTTACAAGTAATTCTTGCAGACGAGTCTTATGAAAATAAATTTGTACAAAACCAACAACAAATTGTTTTGGGAGCTGTAGAAGATAGTAATGGAGTTAAAAAACCATTATTAGGTAGGATTCTAAGTAATGCTGAAACAGATGTTATTATTATAAACCTCCCAGAAAACGCAACCGCTCAACAACAAAGTGAAGCT